GCATTAGGAGCACACGACGCACGAATGAAATGGTGTCAGTGTGCTGACGAATTGGGTGAGATGATACAACACGAAGTAAAGACCAATCCTAGATATAGGGATGGTCCGAAAATGTTTTGGAACAATGAACCTCCTCCTTCGCCCCCTAAATGATATTAACGACCCTACTTGGAGCGTGATACTTAGTATCGTACTGCTCCTAGCGGGGGTTTTTTATATTGTCGCCTATATATTAGGAGTTGATAAAAGAGAATCCCATGGGAGCCATGACACCCCCGAGTCGGAAGAGTTGTTACAACTTCCGAGTGACAAGCATAGATAAAGTGCTCGATGGAGATACTATCGATGTCACGATTGATCTCGGTTTTGATTTATATAAAAAAGAAAGAGTTAGAGTTGCTGGTGTGGACACGCCCGAAAAGCGTACCAGAGACCTCGAAGAAAAAGAACTTGGATACGATGCAACCAACTGGCTTAAAGAAAAACTCGAAGGTGCGATTGCTGGCGATGACGATCTCGTTATTCGTACTGAGTTGGTTGGGGGTGTTGGTAAATATGGCAGACTCCTCGGGTGGCTCTACATCGGAGACGCAGAAGTCTCTCTCAACGAACAAATGATTGAGGAAGGTTACGCCTGGGCATATGATGGCGGAACTAAGCAGAAAGACTTTGAAGAGTTGCGTGAAATTCGCAGACAGCATGGAACATTAGTATGACTGCTGGTATTTTTATTTTTGGATTCATATTGTTATTGACACTAACATTAGAATCAACTTGGCCTGTGAAGAATAACAAATGAGTACGACTGAACAGTATCTTGGTAATCCTAATCTAAAGAAAGCAAACGTTGCTACGAACTTTACTCCTGAAGAAGTTCAGGAGTATATCAAATGTTCTGAGGACCCCGTATATTTCATTAGAACATATATCAAGATTGTTTCTTTGGATAGGGGTTTGATTCCATTTGAAATGTATGACTTTCAGGTCGATATGACCAAGAAGTTTCATGACAACCGATTTAATATTGCCAAGTTACCTCGTCAGTCTGGTAAATCTACTATTGTTACTTCGTACCTTCTTTGGTATGTACTTTTTAATGCGAACGTCAATGTCGCAATTCTAGCAAACAAGGCAGCAACTTCCCGTGAGATGCTGCAAAGATTACAACTATCTTATGAAAACCTCCCCAAGTGGCTCCAGCAAGGTATCCTCCAATGGAACCGAGGTAGTTTGGAACTGGAGAATGGAAGCAAAATCATGGCTGCATCTACTAGCTCTAGTGCCGTCAGGGGTATGTCTTTTAACGTTATTTTTCTGGACGAATTCGCGTTCGTTCCGAATCATATCGCTGACCAGTTCTTTAGTTCTGTTTATCCTACTATTTCATCTGGTAAATCTACCAAGGTAATTATCATCTCCACGCCTCATGGCATGAACATGTTCTACAAGTTGTGGCATGATGCGGAGAAAGGAAAGAACGAATATATTCCAACAGAGGTTCACTGGTCTGCAGTTCCTGGTAGAGATGCTGAATGGAAAGAGCAGACAATCAAGAACACATCAGAAGCACAGTTTAAGGTTGAGTTTGAGTGTGAGTTTTTAGGTTCGGTTGATACACTCATTAATCCAAGTAAACTTAGAACAATGCCATATGTGGACCCAATCAAACAATCAAAAGGATTGGCAGTATATGAGCATGTAGAGAAGGAACACAACTATATCATAACGGTTGACGTTGCGCGAGGAACATCCAATGACTATTCTGCGTTTATGGTTATGGATACAACTACCTTGCCCTACAAAGTTGTTGCACGCTATAGGAACAATGAAATTAAACCTATCGTATTCCCCAATATCATTGTTGATGTTGCAAAGAACTATAATAACGCTTATATCCTGTGCGAAGTAAATGATATTGGTGGACAGGTTGCAGATATTATTCAGTTTGATTTGGAGTACGAGAACCTTTTGATGGCAGCAATGCGAGGTCGTGCTGGCCAGCAACTCGGTCAAGGATTCTCTGGTAAGAAGACTCAGTTGGGTGTTAAGATGTCAACTGCTGTCAAGCAAGTCGGATGCTCTAACCTCAAAGCACTTATCGAAGAAGATAAGTTGATGATTCCAGACTACGATACGATTGCAGAACTAACTACATTTATTGTCAAGGGACAATCTTTTGCCGCAGAAGACGGATGTAATGATGACCTTGCAATGTGTCTCGTTATCTTTGGTTGGATGGCAATGCAACCATACTTCAAGGAGATGCATGATAATGATGTGCGTCAACGCATTTACGAAGACCAAAGAGAATCTATTGAACAAGATATGGCACCATTTGGATTTATGGATGACGGACTTGGTGATGAATATTTTGCAGATGCTCAGGGGGATGTTTGGCAGGTCGCGGAGTACGGAGATAAATCATACATGTGGGAGTGGAGATAAAGATTCAAAAATATAAATAATCCTAGACAACCGATGTTGGAATCACTAGGAGACTTTAAACATGGCAGCTAATCAATCCTCGCCAGGGGTCGTAATTCAGGAAAGAGACCTGACGACTATCAGCACACTCTCTACCGCAAATGTTGGCGTTCTTGCAGCACCCTTTGAACTTGGTCCTGTAGAAGAAATTATCAACATTTCTACTGAGAGAGAACTCGTTGAGCGTTTTGGCAAACCCAACGACTATAACTATGAATATTGGTACACCGCATCTCAGTTTCTGAGCTATGGTGGTGTTCTTAAGACTGTCCGTGTTGACTCTACTGCACTCAAAAATGCTGTCAACACTGGTTCTGCAGTAAAGATTAAAAATCTTCAAGATTACGAAACTACTTACGAGACTGCAAATAACACTTGGGATTGGGCAGCACGTACTCCTGGTGCTCTTGGAAATTCAATCGGTATCTTTGTAACTGACGCTGGCGCTGACCAAATTCTGGTAATTCCTGCTCCTGGTTCTGGTAACGAATTTGAGTTTGTTGCTGATGAGGCTGTTACTTATGCAACTTCGGGTGCATCTGGTAAAGTCTTCAAGTACAGCATTGTTCTGAGTGTTGAGAGTGTTGTTGGTGATTTCACACCTGGCACTTCGACAACTATTAGCATCTCTGGTTCTAACGAAACCGTTAATGTTCTTTCTTGGGACCCCGCTAACAAGAAACTGGAAATCGGTCTTCCTGGTGGTGGTGTTACTGGTATCATCGCGGATGCTCAGACTGTAACTCAAGGAACTAGCACTTGTGATATTGCTGCTAGTGGTATTGAGCGTCGTCTGTATGTTGCATTAGACAAGAGCAGTGTTGAGTTTGCAGCAACTGATGTTATTGCAGACACCAATGCTAACAGCGCAACAATCACATCGGTTCGCGGTGAGTATGCTGAGCGTGAATATCTTCCTGGAGCAAAATGGATTAACGTTGCTCCTCGTCCTGCTACTTCTCAGTATGCAAGCAATGCAGGTGGTCATCGTGACGAACTTCATGTTCTTGTCGTTGACGTTGACGGCAAAATCACTGGCACGACTGGTGCAGTTCTTGAGCGTTTCGTTGGTCTGTCTAAGGCATCTGATGCTAAGACCTCTGTTGGTGAAGTAAACTACTACGTTGAAGTAATCAAGCAACGCTCCAACTACATCTTCTGGGGTGGTCATGAAAGTGGAGTTTTCTCGGCAACTGCAACTGCTTCTGATGGTAACTGGGGACAAACTGCTAACGCACGTCAGTTCAACCTTCTGCGCTCTGCTGATGGTAGTGTTGATTATCCCGCAGGTCGCACAACTCTTGGTTCTAAGAACAATGCTACCTTCTACTATCGTCTCACTTCTGGTGTTGATTACGCTTTTGTTGCCAATGGAGCATACACTGTAACCAATTCGGATCTTAGCACTGCATATGAACTTCTGGAAGACCCCGAGTCCCAGACCATTGACTTCATTCTGTGCGGTCCTTCTGGTGCCGATGATTCTGCTGCAATCGCTAAAGTAACCTCCTTGGTTAATATTGCAGAAGAGCGTCGTGATTGCCTTGTATTCGTTTCTCCTCGCCGTGGAAATATTATTGGTGTTAGCAACACCACCACAATCACTGACAATTTGGTAGCATTCTTCGACCAACTGCCATCGTCTTCGTACATGGTATTTGATTCGGGTTATAAGTACATCTACGATAAGTACAATGACGTTTATCGTTATGTACCTTGTAACGGTGACGTTGCTGGTCTGTGCTTACAAACCACTGAGGTTTCGGAACCCTGGTATTCTCCCGCAGGTTTTGCTCGCGGCGTCTTAAGAAATGCCATCAAACTGGCATTCTCCCCCAATAAGACTCAACGCGATCGTCTGTATGCTGCTCGCATCAACCCAATCGTATCGTTCCCTGGTCAGGGCGTAGTTCTCTTTGGTGATAAGACTGCTCTTGGATTTGCTTCTGCATTCGACAGAATCAACGTTCGTCGTCTGTTCCTTACCATTGAGCGTGTAATTGGTGGTGCTGCTAAAGCACAACTGTTTGAGCAAAACGATGAAACTCAACGTTCCCTGTTCCTCAACATCGTTGAACCTTACATGCGCGATGTCCAAGGTCGTCGTGGTGTAACCGATTTCCTCGTCAAGTGTGACAGCGAGAACAATCCTCCTGAAGCAGTTGACCGTGGTGAGTTCTACGCAGAAATCTACGTCAAACCCACCCGCACAATTAACTACATCACTCTGACATTTACCGCAACCAGAACTGGTGTTGCATTCGCTGAAGTTGCTTCCTGATAACAACTAACATAATCAAGAGACCCTACGGGGTCTCTTTTTTTGTCTGAAAATATTGTTTGTACTAAATATTAACGACGGAGACATTTTAAACCAATGGCAAAAAGAGGAACTATTGACGACTTTAAGGCAAATGTAACTGCCGATTTTGCGCGTCCCAATTTATTCCAAGTAGATTTAAACTTCCCCTCTGGAATTATCAATAATGCAAGTCTGATTGAACTTGGTAAGTTTACTGTTCGTGCAGCGAATCTCCCATCTTCTCAGATTGGTGTTATTGAGGTTCCTTTTAGAGGTCGTGTCTTAAAGATTGCAGGAGACAGAACATTTGAACCTTGGACGGTTACTATTCAAAACGATAGTAGATTTGCTTTGAGAAGTGCATTTGAACTCTGGGCATCTAGCATTCAAGCATATAACGAGAACTTTACTCAGGCAGGTGGTCTTGGTGATAATGACGATGCTACTGGTTACTTCGCTGATATGACTGTTCATCAGTTAGCACGCGACGTTAAAGATGGTGATTCCCCCAAAATTCTCAAGTCCTACAAGTTCTACAACGTCTTCCCCAGCAACATTGCTGCTATTGATTTGGATTATGGCAACAATGATGCTATTGAAGAGTTCACTGTAGAACTGCAAACTCAGTACTGGACTCCAATTGATGCTACTGTCGATGCTTGATAAATAGACCAGGACCAATAAGCATATAACATAATGTCGAATCAGCTCTTCGGTTTTTCACTTGAAAGAGCAAAGAAGGTCCCTAAGGGGCCTTCTTTTGTTCAAAAAGATAATATGGATGGTTCGCAACCGATTGTCGGTGGCGGATACTACGGATATTCTGTCGATTTTGACGGAACTGTTCGTAATGAATATGAACTCATTTCTCGATATCGAGAGATGGTAATGCAACCAGAATGCGATAGTGCTGTTGACGATATTGTCAATGAAACTATTTGTGGAAACTTTGATGATGTTCCAGTTGAAGTGGAACTATCTAATTTAAAAGCATCGGATAAAATCAAAAAACTTATTCGTGAAGAATTTCATGAAGTTTTGAGACTTCTCGATTTTGATAATCGTTCATATGAAATTTTCCGTAGATGGTATGTTGATGGAAGATTATTCTACCACAAAGTAATCGACCCCCAAAATCCCAGGGGTGGTCTTACAGAACTTCGTTATATTGACCCCCGTAAGATTCGCAAGGTCACTGAGTATGAACAAAAACGTCCAGAGCAACTGCGAGGCGTTGATATCAATACTCAACTTACACAAAAAGCATCAGAGTATTTCCTTTACAACCCCAAGGGTTTAAAGAACTCTACAAATCAAGGTATTAAAATTACTTCGGATTCTATCACATATTGTCATTCGGGTATTCAAGACCTAAACAAAAACATGACTCTTTCTCACCTGCATAAGGCGATTAAGGCAGTCAACCAACTGAGAATGATTGAAGATTCTCTGGTCATCTATCGTTTGAGTAGAGCACCCGAGCGTCGTATCTTCTACATCGACGTTGGCAATCTCCCCAAGAACAAAGCGGAACAATATCTCCGTGAAGTTATGGGTCGTTATCGTAATAAACTGGTATACGATGCGAACACTGGTGAGATTAAGGACGACAAGAAGTTCATGTCTATGCTGGAAGACTTCTGGCTCCCTCGTCGTGAAGGCGGTAGAGGTACAGAAATCTCCACACTTCCTGGTGGTCAGAACCTTGGAGAACTGGAAGACGTTAAGTATTTCCAGAAGAAACTCTACAAAGCACTCAACGTTCCTTCCTCTCGTTTAGAAACAGAAACGACTTTCAATATTGGTCGTGCTGCTGAAATCACTCGTGACGAAGTTAAATTCCAGAAATTTATTGCACGTCTCCGCAAGCGTTTCTCCGAATTATTCACAGATTTACTTAAGACTCAACTCATCCTCAAGGGTATTATGACCCTTGAAGAATGGGAAGATATGAAAGAACATATCCAGTTCGACTTCATTGCAGATAACTATTTCACAGAACTCAAAGAAATTGAGATTCGTAATGAAAGAATGAACCAGGTTAATACCATGGACCCATATGTCGGCAAGTATTTCTCTGTTGAATATATGCGTCGTCAAGTTCTTAAACAGACTGAAACTGAAATCAAGGAGATTGATGAACAAA